ATAGAGTGTTAAAATCACTACCAAATCAATTTGATTACTTTGAAGAACAGAGTTTTATAGATGTTGAAGTAGAAGATGGTGATAGCATTGTTAAGTTAGCAAGTACAGGTAACAAGTTATTACAATTTAAAAAACAAAATTTATTTATTATTAACGTATCAAGAAATATAGAATTTTTAGAAGCTACATTTGAATATAAAGGATGTCAAAAAGATTATCACGTAGTACAGGGTGAAGGATTTGTAGCTTGGTTTAATACGTATGGTGCTTACATATATGATGGTAATAGAATATTAGATATACATTTAAATGAAAATGGTCAACCATTATTTGATGACTGGGAAACAAATTACTATCACGATAATAATGTTATTGGATTTATACCAAAAACAAAACAGTTATATATTACTAACACAGTAACTGGTACTAATATATTAATGTTTGATATTAAGTCGCAATCTTGGATTACAAGCAATACATCTTTAAAGAAATCTATTAGTAATATGATAACAAGAAATGACGGTACATTACAATGGGTCGGTATGTTAGGAGTTGGTGGCGGTTCAGATTCTATGAGATTGTATAAATGGGATAATTCTGCATTTGGACATAGTATTACTGGAACTTTAATGAAAAGTAAAGAGTATGATTTTGGAACTCCTATGGTTCAAAAGAATTTAAATACATTATATATAAATTATAAAAATGGTGCTAATGTAACTGTAAAAGGATTTGGTAGTAAAAAAGGTAATGCACCATTGGGATTAACCACTATTGGTGGTTTAAGTGGTACGTCAGGTACCTTTCAGACGCTAAAATTGCCTGTTCCTGACGACTTCAAGAATTTAGTGAGCTTTGGTATAGCATTAGATGCTTCAGGAGCTATATCAAGCGATTTTGAAGTTAATGATATTCAATTAGTATACAGGGATAAAGTAGTGCGATGAAAAAAGAAGGTAAAAGAATTTTAGATAGAGTGCATACTATTAAAAACAATACACAAGATATTGAAGAAACAAAACAACAATATGAAACACCTATAGACGTTAATAGAAATATACCTAAAAATATAGAAGGTAAAGACGGAGATAGAAAAGTAGTTAAAGAAGGTAACGATAACTATCTATATATAAAAGTAGATGGAAGATGGATGAAGACGCAACTTCAGGAGGTAAGATAACATGGCATCACAAGAACAGTTAATATTGGCACAACTAGGTGCTGAATCAGCAGATATATTTAAAGAAGAAGTAGATACAGGCTCAGGGCTTGTACAGGATTTACAGGCGGGAGTAATGGGAGCAAAAGCATTTGATGAGGCTGTATACGCAGTTAAAGGAAAATTGGGAATATCAGAAAAAGGATTTGAATCAGATTATATGTCCAATAAATTTAAACAAGATAGTTTGTTAGGTAAAGTTGGTAGAAAGATGTTTGGAATGTCAGATATTTCCCAAGTTGATACAGGCATTACATCAGAGAGTGAAGACGTTTTAGGTGATTTTCCAATGGAAGATTTGGTAAACGATTTTGAATCAAGTACTTCGAATGTAGAGCTATCACCAGGTGGAGAGATGATTACTAGGCCATTTGATGTTAAAAGACATGTAGTAGGTCCTGCTTTAAAAACAGACAATAGTAGAAATACATCTTTTGTTGGACCAGTAGGTATGGTATCTGATTCTGAACTTGAGGATATTTACGATACAAAACCTAGTTCGGATTTATTATCTAGTAATTACAGCACTCAATATAGTTTGTCGCAAAACAATCAACTACCTGAAAGTGTGAGAGAAGACATTTCATCAATGCCTTCTGGTTATTTTAATCTTATGGACGAACAAGTTAAAGATAATTATGGTAATTTTCTTACAAAAGACAGGACTAATGCTTTAATAGAGTTTGGAGAAACATTTGGTTATGGAAATGGAATACCTCAAGTGCAAAATGCATTTGATGTTTTTTCAAAAAAATTCAATGAAAAGAAAGGATATTAAACAAATGCAAATTAATTTTGATTTTATAAAACAAAACGAAGGTAAAGCTATAACCAAAGCTTATATACCTGAAAATAAAGATGGTTCTATTTTAGGACAATCTGGTGTCACTATTGCATCAGGATTCGATTTAGGTCAACAAGATATAACATCTATATCTGAATTATCTAAAGATTTGCAAGACAAATTAATACCATATTTAGGTGCAAAAAAAGACAAAGCAGCATCTAAGTTAAAAGAAACTGGTGGGTTACAATTAACAGATAAAGAAGTTAATGAAATAGATATGATGGCTAAACAAAAATATTCTAATAAGGTAAAAGAATCATATAGTAAGTTAACTGGTAAAAGTTTTGATGAACTTCCATCTAATTTACAAACTGTAATTGCAGATATACAATTCCAATATGGTACTAATTACAATAGAACACCAAAGTTTGCAGGGATTATACAAGAAATAGCAGAGAATCCATCTAATGTAGAATCATACATGAAGTTAGAAAATGAATTAAGAAATTTTGGTGATAGTTATTCAACTAGAAGAGGAAAAGGAGCAGATTTAATTAAAGACCAAATAGGTAAAATGCAAGGTAGTGCTCCTGAAATTATGGACCAAAAAATAAAAATGCAAGAAATGTACATGAAAGCTAAAAAACAAGCTTCTTCGAGAGTAGCAATAAAATTTAATATTTTAAATGTAATGAAAGACTTAGGTCAAGTTTTTCAGTCGCATAACAAGGAGGAAAAATAATGCCATTTCCATTATTAACAGCAGGTATAAAATTAGGTATAGGAGCATATAAAAATAAAAATGCTTTAGGTAAATTAAAAATGTTAGGTAAAGGAGCTTCTGCTTTATCAGGATTCTTTGGAAGTAAAAAGAAAAGAGAGAAAGAGTCTCAAAAACTAAAAGATTTTAGTGGTTTACTAGAACAACAATACACATCCTTAGAGGGGACTATAGGTGATGTGCAACAAGAATTTTCAACACAAAGACAACTTGTAGGTGAAGGACAAGACATTCAACAGAAACAAGCTGTTATGGGATACGGTTTAGGTCAACAACAAATGGCTGGTCAAATAGGAAGTACTGGATTAGCAGGTAGTGGAGCAGGTCAAGAAACTATGCAGTTAGCACAACAAGAGTTTGCTAATCAACAAATGACTAGAGCATTGCAAGCAAGGGAGCAACGTTTTAGTTTGGGCCTAAGAGAGTCTTCACGTATGCGTGATATACAAGCTGCAGGTTTTCAGCTAGATAGAGCAGCAGCAGAAAAAGGTTTAAAAAGTAAAAACTATGGACAGTCCTTAATGGACATGATGGAGGTTTAATATGGCGAGTAATGAAACAATAAAAAATTTAACTGCGATATTAGGAGCATTATCAGAATACAATGCTCCACGTAGAGAGGTTGAATTATATGCAAAAAAAAGATTAATAGATTTTAATATGGAACAAAAATTATTAAATTTAGAACTAGAACAAGCTGCAGCTAGCGATAAAGCTGTGGGTATAGAAATGGCAGCTCAACTTGCTAGAGATAAAGATTTTGGAATAGTATCTACTCCAGAAGCTTCTGAATCATTAATTAAAAAATATGAAGATGACAAAACTTTAACTCCTATGGATATTGTAAGGGGAAGTGTGAGAGGACCTGGATTGCAAGGTTCTTTAGCACTTACTCAACAAACTCACAAAGAAAAAGTGCAAAATGATTTATCATCTGCTATAGACTTACTTGCAACAAATGTATATAAAGGAACAATGGATGAAACAGGTATTCCTAATGTTATTGGAACATTTACTACACAAGCAGGAGTAGCAAAAGGGCAAATGAAAACTGAATTATTAGAAGACGCAGCTAAATACAAGTCTCAAATAAATAGGATATTAAATAGTTCTGAATACAAAGGAGAAAATCTTTTAGACGAAAATTTAATGGATAAATTAAATACAACCAATGAATTGTTAGACTTGTCTATCGATAGTTTATCAAATTAATATATGAATCCGCAATTACAATATCTTAATAGATTAGTTTCTATTAAAGCTATAACACCAGAAGATTATTATAATAGACTGGGATTAGCTTATAGGAACTCTCCTACATCATTCAATGAAGACGATGTAGATTTTATGGAAAAAACTTTCAAGGAAGCTAGTATACCTTTTAACAGGGATATGAAAGCTGCTGAAGCTAATCTTGGTTCTACATTAAATCAATTTGTATCTGGACTAGCTGAAGGATTTACTACTTTAGGTTGGGCTGAAGACCCTGACACTACAACAGAATCTATTGCAAACAAAGTAGGACACCTTGTTGGTTTAGCACCTGATGTTATTATGGGTGTTCTATCTATGGGTGCAGCAGTCCCTGGTATTGTTGGTAAAAGAGCAGTAGCAAAAGGCGCTGTTAAAACTGCAGCTAGAGCTGGTCTTGCTCAAGAAAAAATAGTAGGTGCTAGTCAAGCGTACGAATCTGCATTATCTGCAACAGCTAAACGTTTAAAGATAGGTAATTTTAATCTTGCTAAAAATGTAGAAGGCAAAACATATTTACGTTCTGTTCCTATGAAGATAGCTGACATTATAGTAGACAATGCAAAAAAATCTATGGGTAAAAACAACCTACTTACATCTGGGTTTTTTAATAAAGGTATATTAGGTAGTAAACGTTTTAGAGAAACTGCTGAACAAGGTATACACCTTGGTGTTGGACTTGGTGTTAGTGCATGGAAAGAAGGTCCAAAAGGTATGGCAGAAGCAGGAATGCACGGAGCTATGGCAGGTGCTGTATTTGGTGGTGTAGCACAATATGTAGATATTGCTAAGCTAATGGGTAATCCTGCAACGGCAGCACTTGGTAAGCAAGCTGTTAAAAACACTGTAAATAAAATGTCTATGGAGCAAATGCAAGCTATTAACGTTGGTTTGCGTGGTACAATAGGTTCTGCATATACTGGTATTACTGCACAGAAAGCTGATTTACCATTACCAGAAGTAGTATATGAATATTTATTAGGATTCTTTTTTGGTGCATCTGGTACACGTAAAGGTGAAATACAACGTAGAAGATTATTATTTGACAAAGATAATAATAGCAGAGTACGTACATTGGATAATCTTGAAGTTGTTGATAAAGAAGTAAAGAAAACAAAAGAATACCAAGAGTTAGAACCACAAGATAAAGCATGGTGGGAAAATTATAAAGAAACATTATATGACCAACAAGTTATTTATATAAATGCAAAACGTACTACAGCTGCTAATATTATATTTGAAAATGTTAAAAATCAAGAAGGAAACTTTAATAAAGATACTTTAAAAGAATTTAACAAAAAACAAATGGAGTCTGAAGAAATAAAAGATTCTGGACTTTCTCAAGAACAAGTAGGAAACATTACTAAAGATAGTATTGAAATACAAAAAGAATTTTCTAAAGAAAAAGATGCAGACTTAATTAATGAACAATTTAATATTAAGCTTGAAGAAGCGGGAGAACTTCGTGTTAAATTAGAAAGTAAAGATTTAACAGATGAAATGTCCTTAGGTAATTCTTACACACAATTAACAGACAGCTTGTTAAACATAAAACCAGAATTAACTAGAACTCAAGTACAACAAAAGTTACGTAAAGCTGTTAAAGATAGTAAGTTTGATATTGATATTTTTAATGCTGAATTATCTAAAGAGTTCAACGAAACTACTGTTAAACAAAACTCAAAAGAACTTAAGAAATATTTTTACAGAAAAAAATACCATGCAAATCACAAAGAACTTATGGTAATTACAGAGTATGGTGATAAACAATACAACATATTAGGTATAGGTTCTGGTGAAAAAGAAATAGAAGTAAGTAAAAAAGGCGATGACCTCACTGTTCCACAAACTCAAAACAAAGAAAATAAAATGTTTGGTGGTATAGTTAGAAAAGTTATCCAATATATAGATAGATTTATATATACACCGAAAGGTCAAAAGGGTAAAAACGTACAAGAACACACTACTCCTCTAGAAATGAAATTTGGTGAACATACTTTAGGTATAGATATTATATTGAATGAAATCAATAAAAAAGTAGGTGATAACTGGTATATACAGGGTGCTAATAAAGACAACGGAACATTAGTTTTGCATCAACATGGTGTTAAAAAAGGTCAGGTTAAAGAAGTATTGAATGTTGTACAACAAAAAAAGTACGGTATTATGCCAGAAAAAGGATTTGAAAGAGAAACTGCTAGTAATATTGTATGGGATTTAAGACGTAATGGATTACTAGAAAAAGATTTTACTAAACAAGATTTAGAAACTGCAATGGATATATTTATAGACCCTGCTAATGGGTTTACTACTAATCTTGTAAAATGGAATAAGTACCAACCATTATCATCTGGTATGGATTTACCATTAGAAGCTAAAGATTTTAAAAGTTTGTTATCTGAAGTTGTTGAAGGCAGTATAGATATTACGATGTATTCTGGTGCTGCTGCAGGTGCAGATAAAGCATGGGCAGAAGCTGCTAGAAAACAAGGTCATAAAGTTAAAGAATTTATAGCTGGTCAAGCTGGTCCTGAAGTTGATGTATTTTTAAATAAAGCTAATGAAACTCTTAAAAGAAATTTTAATGGACAACCCTTATTGAGAAGAAATTATTTACAAGTTAAAGACTCTGATATGGTTTTAGCTGTTAGCGAATTATTACCTGGAAATAAGATAGTAAAAGGAGGAACTGCTTGGGCTGTACAAATGGGTATAGACAAGGGAATACCAGTAGAAGTGTTCAATCAAAAAGACAATACATGGTATAAATGGAATGGAAAAGAATTTGAAAAACAAAAGTCTAATTATGTTCCTACACCAACTCCTAATTATACTGGTATAGGTACTAGGGGTTTAAGTAAACAAGGAAAAGCTGCAATAGATAAGGTTGTATCAAGAGTTCAAAAAGGAACAGAGGGTCAAATTGACGGTTTCTTTAATATGATTACTGCTAAAGATGGTAAAATATCAGAAGAAATATTAAAAAAGTTTCCTGAGTTTGATGCTGACACCGCTACTGATGGTGTATTATATTTTAGAAATGATGTTATGGATAGAATGTTAGATGTATTTGGCTTTGATAAAAACATTGGATTTGTAAAGCCAGTAGGTTTTATTAGACCTAGAAATGGTAAAGGTAATATACTATTAAAGGTAGGTGGATTTAGACCATCAGAAAAATTAAATCAATACATGGTAGATAATAACATTCATATGATTGCTTACGAATCAGGAGTCAAATCAAAAGGTAATGTAAAGTTTTCTGATTTAGATTATAATCCTAAAACAAAACAATGGGAAACTACGGAAACACCAGATGTGTTAAAAGTTAGACCAGATGAAATAGGTATTAATGTAGATGTATATGAAAAAATAGAATCTGGTAATATTAAAGTTATGAAAGGTGTGTTTGATAAAAATACATCTATTCAGTTTAGTCCTGAGTATTGGGAAACCCTCGATAGGATACGCAGTATAGCTAAACGTGGTGATAGTGCAGTAAATGAATTAGTTGGAAAATCTATTACAGACAAAACTACTATAGCACAACTAGATATAGATAAAGTTTCTTTAAAGTTAATTAACGATATATTAGAAAAACATTTAGACAAACCTATTGCAAAGCAAGTATTAAAAGAAATATTTAATAAAGGTAACAAAGAAGATTACCAAGTATTAGAATCTTACGAAATAGATGGTGTTCCTGGATTAATTGAAAATTCTCAAGTAGTAGAGTTGTTAAATAAGTCTAATAGTGCATTTACATTTATGACATCACCGAGGTTTCAACCTTACATACAAAAAACAATACGTAACTATATGGCTGCGAGAGTTGTTCGTTTTAATGTAGAGAATGGATTTAAAGCTAAACTATATGGATATGATAAAGAAATATATACAGATAGCAGAATTGGTAACGACCAATTCATGTTATCCGAAGGACATAAAAAAGATTTGATAAAAGTAGAAGGTCAAGAAAAACCTATGACATTAGATGCTGCATTTCGTGAATACCAACGTTTACAGAAATACAAGGTATCTACACTTAAAGAAAAAGATTTACAACGATTTGACGTACTTGAAGAAGCTTTAACATACCTTATAGCAAGAGCACCAATATCTGGTAATGGTGGTGTAAGAGCATTGCGTTTTAATGGTTTTGTTAAACGTAAAGGTTTTGGAATGTTTACAAATGAATACAATGATTATTATTTAGGTGGTGCTGATAAAGACGCTGATGCAGTGCACGCATATCAAAGTATAGATAAAGTAATTAAAAAAGAATTTGCTAAACCAGAAATACAAAAAGAACTAGAAAAAGAAAATAGTTTGGTAAATATTAAAGACCTTAAAAGAGGTAAAAAATTGTATGGTGTTGATACTGGAGAAGGGTATACTTTAAACGATTTGTTTAGTCCTAGAAAAAGATTAGAAATAGGTTATATGGCACACCAAGTTAAAAAACAAATGGGCGAAATTGTAAATGGTGGTGTAAATATGATTGGTTTATTTGATATTGTAATGAATAAATCTTTTAACCCTTTTGATATAGGTATGGATATAGGTAGTTATTATATAGATGGAAAAAAAGCTGGAAATAAAAAGTTTTATTTAAGTGTTAGATGGACAGAAAAAGATTATTCTGATATAAAAATTAATAAAAAAACTTTTGCAGATATTTACAAAGAAAAATATCAAGATTTAATATACGACGTTTACACTGGTATTAATTTTATGGCAGATTCAGCAGAAATATCACGTGTTTCACCAGCTAAAGAAGCATTAGCAAGAGTATTTAACAAACATTTTGTTATAAGTGATGGAGTTATATATAATGAAAAAGGTGGAGTTAAAAACAAATTAGCAGTTATGGGTAAATTAAATTTTTTAGAAAAAATAGGTTTACCAAAAACTTTGGTAGGAACAAATGCACCATTTAATTATTACGGAATAATGGGTAAAAATGGATTTGAGGCTTTACAATCTTTTAAAAACTTTAGAGATAGCTTATTTGGATACAAAGCTAATACTGAACTTAAAAATATATCAGAACGTGCAGAACATTTCTTAGAATATTTTGGCAGCAAAGAAGGTTCGCCTAAAGGATTTTTAGAAGGATTAGCAAAACAATATAAAAATATATCATTAGAAATAGAC